CGGCGTAGCTTCCGCCAACCATTTGCGCGAAAGCCGCACGGTATAGCCGCAGTCAGTGCAGGCGGCTTTGACCATCCGCGTGCTTTGTTTTTTTCGCTGGCTGGCGTCTAACTTTGCGTGCGGGTATTCGCCGATTTCATCAAGGATCGGCTGAACGCGCTGTTTAAACGCTTCCGTTTCCGTTGTTTCGGTCATTTTGCCGGTCAGGCCAATTGCCAAGGCAAGTCGCCGAAAAATCGGACCGTGCCCGGCTTCGGTTCCGACTGCCGCGTGAACCATCTCATGCGCCAGCACACCGGCAACCGTCATTGGATCATCTTGTGTGATCGAAATGATAATTTCGGTGGTATCGTCATTGCTGGCCTTTGGCGGCCAGCATTGGCCGATGGTGCGTTTTTTCGCGGCCAGGCCGCCCTTTGACGGGAATCCGCATGTGACGCGGTATTCGGGCAATTCTGCGGCAGCGTCGGAAAAAACCGTTTTTTCCAATTTTCCCGCCAGTTTTAAAAGCCATTGTTCGCGTGTCATTGTCTGTGTCTCCCGTTGTGTATATATAAAGTAAACTAGCTGTTAATAAATTGCAACAAAAAACGTACATATTGGGTCAATTTAATATGCGGGCAATTGCCAGACGGCCAAAAATCTGGTATTCGCGACGTATTGGTGGAATTTTTTGGGGGCGGCGAAAGCCGTTTTTTTTTTGTGGCCGCGAAGCTAACGATTAAACAGGAACGGTTCGCGCGTAAATACGTTGCTTTAGGCTGCGCAGCCGAGGCGTACCGCAAGGTGTACAAGACAAGCGGTTGGACAGATAACGCCATTCGCGTCGAAGCTCACCGCAAATTGTCTGTCCCTAACGTGGCCCTAATGGTCGAGAAGGTAAAAGCGGAACAATCCGACTTTCAGGCCATCACATTCGAGGAAATCGCCGCCGGATTACGGCGCGCGGCTGAGGGCGCGACCGTGGCGGGGCAGCACTCGGCGGCCGCGCAGAGTTTAGTCGCCCTTGGCAAGCTGGCCGGATTATACGTTGAGAAACAAAAGGTTAGCGTGGACGACGCGCGCGAACACCTCGACGCGGTGCAAACCCTGGCAGATGAGCCAGATGAGGACGAAGCGGACCAGGCGGCGGACCAGAAAGTCGTCAATTTCCGTTGATATTGTAATATCTTGTGGCGTTCTGCTCGTAACCAGTTGAAAACAAACACTTGTCAAATGTTGGTTTAACATCTGGCCGCGCGTCGAGCCGTTTAAACGGCTCGGATCGGCGCAGCCCCCCCCGGTCGCGCGGCGCGGGGGGTGGTATATATATGTATAACCTGCGCGTACACTTCATGAGTAAAATAGTATAAATGGCCGAAACAGAAGGCGCATGGACCGCATTCATCAAGCGTTACAAAGATGACCCGGTCGGCTACTGCAAGCACGTCATCGGCATAGAGCCGCTACCCTGGCAAGCCGATGTAATGCGCGCCATCGCAAGCGGCGAGCGCCGGTTAAGCATCCGCAGCGGCCACGGCGTCGGAAAGTCGTCCTGCGCCGCAACATTGCTCCTCTGGTACATGACGACCCGCTACCCGTGTAAGGTAGTCGTCACGGCCCCCACGGCAGCGCAGCTTTACGATGCGTTGTTCGCGGAAACAAAACGCCGCCTAAAGGAACTCCCCCCGGCCATCAACAAGCTATTTGAGGCCACCAGCGACAGAATTGTGCTGAAATCCAGCCCCACGGAGGCTTTTTGCTCAGCTCGCACAAGTAGTCGCGAGCGTCCAGAATCTTTGGCGGGGGTACACAGCGAGAACGTGCTTCTGATCGTCGATGAAGCCAGCGGCGTTCCCGAAGAAGTATATGAGAGCGCGGCGGGCAGCATGAGCGGCCATAACGCGACCACTCTGCTTCTCGGCAATCCCGTGCGCGGCAGCGGCTTTTTCTATCGCACGCATACCGATCTCGTAGAAGATTGGTGGACACAAAAAGTCTCTTGCTATGACAACCCCTTGGTTAGCGATGACTTCATCCGCGACATGGGCATCCGATACGGCGAAAGCAGCAACAGTTTCCGCGTCCGCGTGCTTGGCGAGTTCCCGCAGGCGGACGAGGATACGCTTGTGCCGTTGCACCTCATCGAAGCGGCTTTAGTCCGCGACGTTGAAGCATCGGAGACGGCCCCCGTCGTATGGGGCGTTGATTGCGCCCGGTACGGCAGCGACAGATCGGCCCTCGCGAAGCGCCGTGGCAACACGCTGATGGAGCCGCCGAAGACGTGGCGTGACAAATCAACAATGGAGTTGTGCGGCATCATTCAGTCCGAATATGACGCGACCCCCATCATGGATCGTCCCGAAGAAATCTGTATTGACGTGATCGGCATCGGCGCGGGCGTCGTGGACCGCTGCATCGAACTTGATTTACCGGCACGCGGCATCAACGTCGCCGAGAGCGCCAGCATGGGGCAGAAATACATGCGGCTGCGCGATGAGCTTTGGTATCGTTGCCGCGAGTGGTTTGAAGCCAAGGATTGTCACATTCCCGACGACCAGACATTGGTCGCGGAACTTGCCGCACCGCGCTTCGCATTCACGTCATCGGGCAAAATAAAGGTTGAAAGCAAGGACGAGATGCGCAAGCGCGGCATCAACAAATCGCCCGATCTCGCGGACGCTTTTTGTTTAACCTTCGCCAGTAACGCAGTCGTTGGCGCGCATGGCACCCGCTATGCGTGGAACCGCCATTTTGAGCCGGATACGAGCTATGTTGTTTGACGCTGCGCCGCCGGAATTCCTTACGGAGGAATATGACACCGGCGACTTCGACGCTGCCGCGTATCTGGAGAAATATCCTCATGTTGCGAACGATGACTGGTACGGTTCGCGTCCTGCGGCCCATTACCAGTATCACGGTCAACACCAGGGCCTCGAATATCCTACGATTATGGGAACGCGCCAGGTCGAAAACCCGGCATACGGGGAGTGGCTGGGGACTGTTCCGCTGGAGACTGTTCCGCTGGAGACTGTTCCGCCGGAGACTGTCCCGCTGGAGACTGTTCCGCTGGAGACTGTTCCGCTGGAGACTGTTCCGCTGGGGACTGTTCCGCCGGAGACTGTTCCGCTGGATGACGGCATCCTACCCCCGCGATCAGCGACCGGCGAAATCTTCGACGTAGCCCAAGCATACGCCAATCTTCCGGCACCATATGAGGCTGCGCCGTCTCCCGGTCTGTTTGATCTGCCTGCCAGCCCCTTTGCATCCAGCTATGATCAATTCGGCATTCCGACAGCCGCGCCGCTTGGCGGCACATATGACCATCCGCAAACGGGCACGTCGCGCATGGCAACTACGGACCCGGCGGTACACAAGGCAAGAGCGGAAGCGTGGCAACTCTTTGATGATAGCCCAAACGACGCAGACACCGGCGACCAGGCAACGGCTCCTGGGATGGACGAACAAGTATCCCCTACTTCACTGGCAATCGTTTCCGCAGTTTTGGGCCTAGCGTTCCCTGCCGCCCGTGCGGTTCTCGGCCCGCCGTCCATGCTGGCGCGCGGATACAACTACTTCTTTGACGAAGAAGAAGAGCCGGATATGGGCCAGTTCGGGATTGACCCACTGGGAGAGTTTGGCGGCATCGGCGGTCCTCCCGACGCAGATGATACGGCAGAAGACCCAGGGCAATCATCTGGGGCTGACGCAGCGGCAACAGCGGCTGGATTTGATGTCGATGAAGTAGATATGGCGGCAGAAACGTCTACCGACGACACCGGCGGCGGCTCTGATAGTGGTGGGGGAGGTGATGCCGCCGGCGACCCTGGTGGCGGCGCGGGGGCAGACAGTGAAGCCAGTGGCGATGCAGATTCGGATAGTGGCGACGACGCAGATGGTACTGACTGGCATCTCGGCGGCTTATTAGGCGGCAGCGGTCCCAGAGACATAGCCGCCGAGGGTGGCGAGTACATCATCCGCAAGTCTGCGGTCAAAAAATATGGCCGTGGCCTTTTTGACGATTTGAACGAAAGCAAGATTGGCAAGCGTCAGTTGAAGGGATTGTTGGATGCCTAAAGTCGGAAAAAAGCATTTCAGCTATAGCAAGGCGGGCCGCAAGGCAGCCAGCGCATACGCCAAGAAAACCGGCAGAAGGTGACAAAAAACGTGGGCGTTGAAATTCCGCGCAACGTGAAACCGTTTACGATGGTTTACACGCGCGACCGCAGCAAGCCGCCACCGCCTAAGCGTGGGCGTCCGAAAAAAGTGAAAAAGCTGGTAAAGAATGACTGACCTTCCCACCCGCCGCCATCAAATCAGCGAAACGGTTGGGCCGTTTATCGTCAGCGTCGGCTTCGACCCGCGCGACGGCAAACCGTGCGAGGTTTTTATCACCAAGCGCGCGAAACCCGGCACCGACCTTGACGGGCATCTTTACGATTTAGGCGTTGCGGCCTCGAAAATCATGCAGGGCGAACATGGCTAAAAAAGACGATATCGAGTTTCATGGCATCGTTCGCAATGAAATCGAATCTGCGGTCAACTATCACGACACGGAGTTGTCGGCCGACCGCATTGAAACGATGGATTACTATCTGGGCGAGCCATTTGGCAACGAACTAGATGGCCGCTCTGCGGTCGTCAGCAGCGATGTTGCCGATACGGTCGAGGCGATGCTGCCATCGCTGATGAAGATTTTCACGGCATCGGGCGATTTTGTGCGCTTTGCGCCACGCGGGCCGGAAGACGTTGAAGCTGCCGCCCAGGCAACCGACTACGTTAATTTCATTCTGAACAGTGACAATAACGGTTTTGTAATTCTTCATAATTTTCTGAAGGACGCGCTGTTGTTCAAGTACGGCGTTGTGAAAAGCTATTACGACGAAACGGAGACTGTCACAGAAGACAGTTACATCGGCCTTACCGAAGACGAATTGACGGTATTACTTGCCGACCCTGATATTGAAGTGGTCGAGCAGGAGATGGAGTCGATGGGCGAGGATCAGGTTTTGCCCGACGGCACCGTCCTCCCGGCTCCGATGACTTTCGACGTGCGCGTCAAGAAGACGGAGCGCGATGGCCGCGTCCGCGTTGAGAACATCCCGCCAGAGGAATTTCTTTTCAATCGCCGTGCCAAGAGTATGGATGATTGCCGCTTTGCGGCGCATCGGACACGGCTGCCAGCAAGCGATCTCATTGCGATGGGCTACGACCGCGAGTTGGTCGAAAGCAACGCCGGGTTTGGTGAGGTTGACGACGAGCGCGAAAATCGTTTTGAAGATTTGGAGAGCGGCGAGGAAGACAGCACGCTCGACCCCAGCCAGCAGAGCGTCCTTTATACGGAAACATATATAAAGACCGATTACGACGACGACGGCATCGCGGAATTGCGTCGCGTCTGCTGCATCGGCGCAGGGTATGAGATCGTAAAAAACGAACCGTACGGCATGATGCCGTTCAGCGTCGTGTCGCCGATCTTGATGCCGCACCGCATGGTAGGCCGCAGCGTCGCGGAGTTGGTCAAGGATTTACAGGAAATCAAGTCGTCGTTGCTTCGCCAGCAACTTGATAACGTCTACCTGACCAATAACGCGCGCATCGCAGCCGTCGAGGGTCAGGTGAATATTGACGACCTTATGAGCAACCGCCCCGGCGGCGTTGTCAGGATGCGCGCCCCTGGAATGGTGCAGCCGATTACGCCGCCAGCCATCAATCAGATGGCTTTCCCGTTATTGCAGTAT